GCTGCAAGCAGGATGGTTGATGACTACACAGGCAGATTCTTTTACAAAGATGGAACTACTGCTGCTCCAGTAACACGTTATTACACTGCCCAAGATTGGTGGACAACCAACATTGATGACACCTATTACATCAGTGAAATTGCCACAGATGATAATTTCAATCAGTTATACACAACCGTGTGGGCAACTTCTGATTATATGGTTGAGCCTGTGAATAACCCTCGCCGTGGATGGCCTTGGACTAGATTGCTTGCCATTGGTGCATACATCTTTCCTTACAACTTGCCACAATCAGTAAGAGTCAAAGCAGTTTGGGGTTGGTCTGCAATTCCAAATGAAGTTCAAATGGCAACCAAGATTCAAGCATCAAGACTCTTTGTGCGCCGTCAATCACCTTTCGGGATTGCTGGCAGTCCAGAGATTGGAACTGTTCGTCTAGGTTCTCGATTAGACCCAGATGTTGAAGTTCTACTTCGTCCATTCCGTAAAGTTTCCTGGATGGCAAAATGAAACCCAGTTCCGTCCGTGATGGTCTTAAAAAGAATCTTCAAACCATCAAAGGTCTGCGTTGTTATGATTTAATTCCAGACCTGCCACAACCGCCAGCAGCAGTTGTTGGTCAATTAGATTTCACTTTTGACTTAAACAACTCCCGTGGTTTAGACCAAGCCAATGTTGATGTTTATGTCATTGTTCAACGCCACTCAGAGCGTTCGGCGCAGGATAACTTAGATAAGTACCTGCAAGGTTCTGGAGACTATTCCATTAAGGCAGCCATTGAGTCAGATTTGACTCTTGGTGGCGCCTGCAACACCTTGCGTGTTACTTCAGCCGAATCTGGAACTTTTATGGCTGGAGATGTGGAATTCATATCTTATCGCTATCGAATCACCGTATGGGGCCAAGGAGAATAAATGGGATACACAGTAAATTCTGACAGTTTTGCCTTGAAGAAAAAAGGCGAAGCAATAACAGAAAAAGAACTGCTTGAAGCAGGATGCAATGTTGCGGCGTTAGTCGCAGGTGGTCATCTTGTGTCAGCACAAACCGCAAAAGCAGTATCGACACAAGAAGGAGAAACCAAATAATGGCACGCATAGTCTTAACAGATGTGTCAGTCGTGATAAATTCAGTAAATTTATCTGACCATATCGCAAGCGTCACGATTTCGACGTCCGAGGATGTAATTGACACCAGTGCATTTAGTTCAACGATTGCTGCTGGCCGTACCCGCGTTGCGGGCCTTGCCGATAATTCGGTGACACTAGAGTTCCACCAGGATTTTGCAACATCCTCGGTTGAGCAAACAATTTACCCACTACTTGGCACACTAACCACTGTGGTTGTGAAGCCAACAAGTGATGCAGTATCTGCAACAAATCCTTCTCTGACTTTTTCAGCGCTTGTCTCAGAATGGCAAGAGTTGTCAGGCAGTGTGGGAGAATTGGCCACGGCATCCGTGACCTGGCCAATTTCAGGCGCAATTACAAAAGGAGTATAACTAATGGCCCGCCTTGTTTTAACTGATGCATATGTCGTGCTTGCAAGCACCGACATCTCACAATACGTCACTTCGGTGACATTATCTTCGACACTAGATGTCGTGGAAACCACTTCAATGGGTTCAACTTCCAGAACGCGTGTGGCTGGGCTTCGTGATAATCAAGTAGTTCTTGAATTCAACCAGGACTTTGCTTCTGGCGCTCTTGAAACATTGATTTATCCAAGCGATGCAACTACCAAAATTGGTACAGCAGTTGCGATGGAGATTCGTCCAACCAGCGCAGCAGTATCTGCAACCAATCCAAAATACACATTCTCAGCGTTGATTACAGAATGGCAATCGGTGTCAGGAAGCATTGGCGAATTAGCCAGTGTCTCGGCATCCTGGCCTATCTCTGGAGCAATTACAAAAGCAACATCCTAACAATATAAGGGGGAAATAAGATGGATGGATTAGCAATAAAAGTAAAAACCGTTGATGGCAATGAGTCAGCATATAAAATGACTCCACGCATCATCGTCGCTTTTGAACAGAACTTTGGTAAAGGACTACCCAAATTAATTGGGGAAGAACAAAAAATTGAACACATCTACTGGCTTGCTTGGAAAGCACAACAAGTCAATGGAGTGGTGGTCAAACCATTTGGTCCTGAATATCTGGATACAATTTTGAGCGCTGAATTGGATGCAGACCCAAATTTCGAATCCACCGCGAAAGCCTAACTTACACGATAGCGGCAATTGCGGTGGAGACAGGCATTTCACCAATTGATTTGCTTGATGCCCCTGAAGGTATCATTGAAGCAATTGGAATTTATTTGAAAGAGCGGGCAAAGAAAAATGGCGGATGAAGTAGTTGTTCTAACAGGTATCAAGGAAACTCTTGATGCCTTAAAACAATTTGATAAATCCGCTGTTCGCAAATTCAATAAAGTTATTAACACCGAACTCGCCAATGCCGAACGCGATGCTCACGGCATTGCGCGTGGCATTAGTAATGGCAAAACAGATACTCCAATGAGCGGTTGGCGGACTTATGACGCCGCCAACCCGCAAAGGAGTTCGCGTGGTGGCGCTGGCTGGCCTGCTTGGAATACTGGAACAGTTATTGCAGGGATTCGTAAAAGTAAGGCACAAGGCAAAGTCAGACGCGATTACACAACCAGTGCTGGTGCGTTGATAAATAAATCAGCCGCTGGTGCTATCTTTGAAATTGCTGGCAGAAAATCAGGCGGCTCGTCTGGTAGAAGCCAAGGCGCACAATTTATGCGCACATTGTCAGCCAGATTCAAACCTGCTTCGCGTTTGATATGGCGGGTTGTTGATAAAGACCGCGCTAAAATTGAAGCCAATGTGAAAAAGGCTCTTGATGAAGCCAAGGTAGAACTACAAAGACATTTGAACAGAGAGCAGGCATAAAGTGGCAATTGGTGCAGTAGTAGCGCGAATCCTCACTCAATACTCTGATAAAGGGTCAAAGGCTGCTCAAAAAGATATTAACAAACTTGGCAAGAATTTTGACGCCTTTGCTAAGAAAAGTGTAAAAGCATTTGGCGTTGCCGCTGCCGCTGTTGGTGCATTTGCACTTAAAGTTGGCAAAGATGCAGTGCAGGCTGCAATGGCAGACCAAAAAAGCCAAGCCCTTCTTGCTAACAGCCTAAAAAACACTACAGGCGCAACCAACGCTGCAATTGCATCGGTTGAAAGTTACATTTCTAATCTGCAACTTCAAGTCGGTATCACCGATGATGAATTAAGGCCAAGTTTAGCAAAACTAGCGGCAGTAACTGGCTCAGTCACTGCTGCTCAAGGTTTACTTGGAACCGCTTTAGATGTATCAGCATTTGCGCAAGTTGATTTAAGCACGGCAACAAATGCAATTACAAAAGCCTTACAAGGCAATTTCCGTGGTTTGCAAAATTTAGTTAAAGGCATTGACCTAACTACTCTAAAATCAAAAGATTTAGTTAAAATCTTCGAAGAAGTTGAAGCAATAACAAAAGGCTCAGCCGCAACGCGAGCCAACACATTAGAGTTTCGTTTATCAATCTTGCGCATTCGCTTTGGAGAGATTCTTGAAGAAGTTGGCTATAAACTATTGCCCGTTCTTGAAAAATTTGCTCAAACAATTCAAACAAAAGTTTTGCCACAATTAGAGGCATTTATTGCAACTAATGGCACAAGGTTAGTAGAAGCATTCACATCTGCTAGTGATGCTGCCGTCAAACTCATAGGATTATTCGTCACATTCGTAACATTTGTTTCAAACAATATGGGATTGATTGAAGCAATGGCTAAATTGATTGCAGGAATGTTTGTAGTTGGTCGCATCGCGGCTTTTGCAACTGTAATAGGCAAACTCACAGCCGCGTTTGTGGCACTGCGAACTGCCGCTGGTGGCGCCGCTATTGCAACGGCCTTTGCCACGGGCGGCGCTTCATTAGCCTCAACAGCAGCAGCCTTAGTTGCTGTAGGTGGCGTTGCCTTGGTTACTGGCTTAAAAGTTGCAGGCAATAATGCAAGAAGCAAAAAAGCACAAACTGAAGCAGGACTTGCTGGCTACCAAGGGGCTCCTGGCGCTTCTGATATTGCTGGTCTAAAAGGCTTCAAGTCAGAGAATATAAAGACGCCAACA